GGACACAATTAATGATCCAGACTTCTTAAAGATTCCTGCGTTAAGAAATGCAGGGTTAACTTGGGAAGAATTAGCTAAGGGCGCTAAATCTCAAAACATGGTATCTTTCTATGGAGCGGGAGAAGCAACTAAGACAGCAAACGTTGCTGGTAAAATGGCAAAAATTTTAGATAATAAAGGCTACGCTAGTATTACAAAAGAAACTCTTGGCGAGCAACTTAGAATAATAGATGGTAAAATAAAAGTTGCTGACAGGCTTGGAGCAGCTGCAAGTGTAGACGATTTAAAAGCCTTTAGATCTGAACTACTAGAACTAGTAAATAAAAACACTCCTGTTGGAAGAGAACTTTTAAAACAAGCGATAGATATTCACCCTGACACCGAAACTTTTGTTAATAAAATAATGAACGCTAGACAAGGGATTATTGGGCCAAAAGATTTTACAGAAATTTCTAGGATTATGTCTAAGAACTTAGCAAAACGAGCACCTGTAACAGATAACTTTATTAATTTTTGGAAAACAGCAGCTAAAGCGTATGTAACAGACACTAAAAAAGTGGACATACCTTGGGTTACTTTTGATGGAAAAATTATGACACAAAGATACCGTCCTAAAATTCAGGAACGGATAGAATTTACTGACCCAGTTTCGGGTCGTAAAGTAGCAAACATCTACGAATCGGCAGCAGAAGACGGTAAGCTTTTAGGCAAGTCTTCTATTCAAGACGCTTCGATTGGGTTAGGTGTAAACGGTAATCATAGTAATGATGCCGTGTTAGTTCGACAGTTTCACCTATGGGGTAGGAAAAAGAATATCGGTACTGGTACCATTCACGATGCTTTTTTCACAAACATAGGACATGCTGAAGACGCAAAACAAGCCTTGAGAACCATCTATGCAGATGCTCTCGGAGGAGACACTATACGCAAGACACTCAAGGAAATGCGAAAGCAAGGAATGTCTTGGGAAAAATACAGGGAGCTAATAGCACTTGCTAAGAAGCAAGGGTTGATAGATCCACCAAACAAAATTACTCGAAAGGAAATACTAGCACCTATTAAAGAAGGTGAAGACTGGTATGGAATTGGACCATAACTTTTATAAAGTCTGTGACTTGTAATAGCTACTAAAAACGAAGGATGTTCCTTCACTTAAACTGTAACCTCAAGCTGTGCTTGAAAGGAAAATTTATGCCTGATGAAATTATTGAAGAAGTACAAACTCCTGAAACGGATAACCCTGAAGTAGACACTCCTGAAGTGGCTGCAACAGAGGACTCTGAGACGGTTGATCCAGTGGAAGCTGTTGTTCAAGAACGCCTTGCACAAATGAAAACTAACATGGATCGTATGTCTAAAGAGCGTGATGACGCTTTGAAAGTTAAAAACCAAATGGAGGCAGACGCTAAATCAGCGAAGATTGCACAGTTGGAAAAGGATGGTAAACTACAAGAAGTAGCAGAAATGAAAATTGCTGATCTTGAAGCCAAGCTATCTATCTATCAAGCAGAAAACACGAAATTAAACCGTGATAGTGTTCTACAGAGCGCTCTAGCGGGTTTAGACTTTAAAAATGATCGTAGTCGCGAAATGGCTTATAAAGACATTGTTGAGCAACTATCTCAAAATGAAGACGGAGGGTGGAGACACAACTCTGGTACTTCTATAGACGATTTTGTCGCTGGATACTCTAAGAGTGAAGACAACTCTTTCCTATTCCGTGTTAAGTCCAATACTGGATCTGGCGCGGCTAACAACGCAGGTGTTTCTAACATTTCTCAAAAGAAGAGTATGTCAGAAATGTCTACCTCAGAAATGATCGCAGCAGCCGAAAAAGGTCAGCTGGGTTCGTTTAACATATAATAGTTCTATAAAGGAATACACTAATGGCTATTACAAATACTGCTTTTCAGAATGTGGCTCTTGCTATCTCCGCTTACAGCGACGAAGCTTACACATTTGAACAGAAACTTAACTCAACAGGTATTGTAGGCAATCGCGCCGACATTACTGCTGATGGCGAAAGCTTTATTGGTCAGTTTCGTTACTACAAGCCACTCGCAGCAACCGTAAACGTTGCTTCGCTTGCAAGTGCTACTGACGGTACGTACACCAACGTCACAACTGACATTGCTGACTATGTTAAAACTGTTCGTACCTTTGGTGCGCAGCAAGTAAACATGCAAGAAGTTGTATCAAAGCAAGACGGTCTTGCAAAGATCGCCCGTGACTTTGCTGAAGTTCGCGCACAAGATGAGCATAACGCTCTGTTGTCTGTCCTCAAAGGTGTCGCTCTTAGCGAAGTTACTTTGGGTGACAAAGGTGGTTCGGGTGCTGGTGGTTATATTGCCTTTGACACAGATGGTGATACTGCTTCAACTGGTCACTTTGTTGACGTTAACGCGCTGGGCCTCTATGGTGCTGCTGCAACTGGTGCTGGCGATCAGCGTAAGTTGTTTGACTCCTCGGCTGCTGGTGCTGCCCGTGGTGAGCGTCTCTTCCGCGCAATTGGCGCTGGCATGAAAGACCGTGAAGCTGACTTCATGTACCTCGTAACTTCACCAGAGCAAATGGCTGAAATGCGTGCTGCTAACCTAATCGACGAAACCACTATTACAGATGGTAACCTGAATTTTAGCACTATCTTTGGTGGTAAATTCCGTTTGATTATGACGCGTGCAAATCAGATGATTGCTGGTGCAGCTTCTAACGACTTGAACGCCCGTTCTACTAAGTGTTCTTTTGTCATTAACCCTGCAGCCGTGACTGCGGCTCCTGTAAGTGTTCCAACCCCTGTAGAAGTAGACCGTGATGCGGCTTCTTATACTGGTGGTGGTTCTACTAACATCTGGTATCGCTATGGCTTTATCATGCATCCAAATGGTTATGACTGGAATGGCGCAACTAACGCGTTTGCAACCAACGCAACTCTTGGTGCTGCTGCGTCTTACACCCGTAAGGCCGCTGCGTTGAACTTGGACATTCTGCCCATTTTCCACTCTTAAGTTATTGAAAGGAGGAACTAATGCCCTTAACCGTAAACACAAACAGCTACGTAACAGAGACAGAAGCAGATACTTATTTTGAGACCCGTATTGACAGTGCCAACTGGACAGCTGCTAGTACTGAACTCAGAGAATCTGCGCTTGTAACAGCAACTCTGTTAGTGGATGATCATGCTTGGATCGGTGCGGCTGTTAGTTCCTCTCAAGCTTTGGCCTGGCCTCGTAATAATGCTATTTATAATGACACTAGGTTAGGATTTAATGTTACTATTGGTAACACCATAATCCCTAGCCAAGTCAAAGAAGCAGTGTACGAGCAAGCTTTACATTTAATTGATAATGAGGATATTCTTCAAGGAAAAACTCAAACATTTGAATCTATTTCGGTTGGTCCTATTTCTATTTCTGACTCTGACTCTACTTCAACTATCCCTATGAAGTCTTCTTTAGTTCTAAAGAAAATTAGACCCTTATTAAACAAAGCGTATGCCTCTGGCACTGGCGCAAGTTGGTGGAGGGCAAACTAATGAGTATGAAGTCTACAGTTACTAAAGCCGTAGATAAAGCCTTTTCTGCTGTAGGAGACTTAGCAGTTACGGCAACCCTTAGTAATAAGTCTGTAACTAGCTACAGTTTTTCTACTGGGCAAGTTGCCTCTAGCGTTTTGACCGTTCCAACAAAAGTAATTATAACTACTACTTCTAGCTCTAGCAGAGGAAGTTCTAAATTACTTGGGATTATAAAGTCTGGGGTTTCTGTAGACGTATATGATACCTTAACTGTTGGCAAGGTTTCTTATAACATAGAAAGCCATGTTGACAACGGTTATACAATAGAACTACAGTTAGTAAAGGAGGCAGTATGACTTTTACAAGTTTAAAAGCTGCTATTGAGTTAGTTTTTAGTGGTTCTTCTTGGACTACTAATAATATTTCTATATACCCTGATAACTATCAAGGTACAATTTCTAACCAAAATGAATTCTGTAGGCTAAACATTTTACCTGCCTCCTCTGGAAGTAACTATGGAGGTAGCAAAAATTTTTCAGGCTCAATGATTGTATCAATTTATGTAAAAGCAGGGGAAGGTCAATCTAGAATGATGGCAATTGCTGATATTTTAGATGTTCTCTTTGCTAACAAAAAGCTAAATAACGGCCCAGAACTTGGTTCTTCTTATCTTCAGATAGGTGGAATTGATTCTGCTAATTCTGCGCTTTACACAGCGCAATACGTAATACCATTTAAAACATATGGAGAATAACTAAATGGCACATATTTCCGATCTACGCGCAGGTATTTTTACCTACCTCGACATGTACACTGCTGCCTCTGGCTTAGCTGCTGCTGACACAGACGCAGAGTTTAAGGCTCTTTTTGTAGGTTCTACACCTGGAACCGCAACCTCTGCTGACGGAGCAGTTGCTGGAGTTGACACTCAACTGTCATTTCCTTCAGTCCGTGAGTTCCCTTCAATCGGTACTCCTGCGAACATTGTTAACGTCCCTGTTTACGGTCAAAAGACCACTTCACAGGTTCAAGGTCAGTCCGATGCACCTAGTCTTGAAGTTACTGTTAACTACAATGCTACTGATATGGCAGACCTTCACGCTCTTGTTGGCACCCAAATTGCCTTCCGCTTTATGATGGCGGCTGCAGCTTGTACCCTTGACGAGCGTGTTAACACAGCGTTTGCAACTGCAAACACTTCCTTCTTCTTTAAAGGTAAGATTGAAGCGATTCTAGTAAACGCAAGCTTGACAGACGCTACTACAGCAACTATTACTTTGTCGGCTCAGACAGACTTTATTGGTCCGTCCACTAAGTAAAATAACAAGGGGTTCTTCTTTCTTAGGGGAACCCCACTATTCTAGAAATAGAGATCGCTAATGATAGGTCTCCTGAGAAAGTATTTAATGTATGGAAAAACCATTTAGTAAAAGTTTTGTTATGAGGACTACCTTCAGGCATATGAGGCGTAGTGTAGATATTAGTATTCGTAAGAGTTTTGAAAGGTTTCAAGACTTTGAAAATAATTCTGATACAGGAAAAGAAATTATGGAGACTCTGTCTGTTCTTCATACAGTAAGAAAAATGATGGATGATTTTCAAGAAGAAAATAGCCAGCTATTCACTGATAAAGTAAATTAGGAAAAATAATGAAAAAGTTTGTAAATAAAGAAATCACAGAGTCAGTCCCGTTTATGGGAGAAGAAGTTGATGTACGTCAGTTAAGTATTAGTTCTGTTTTTAAGATTCAAGACCTTGTAAAAAAGGCAGACAAATCTAAAGCAGAATCTGCTCAAATTAACCTGATGAAAGACGTCCTTCGAATGGCAGTAGTTGGTGCTGAAGACATGACTAACGAAGATTTTGATAGCTTACCGCTAGGAGAGCTTACTATGTTATCTACAAAAGTCCTGAGTATATCGGGGCTAGGTGATAATCCAGAGGCTCAAGCGGTGGGAAACTCACCACAGAAGAATTAAACCTTTATGAAATAGCTTACTTTCTTAGTACTCCTGTTCATAAAATGCTAACCGATATGCCTCATTCTGAGTATATAAAATGGCTAAGTTACTTTAAACAAAGACCGATAGGTTGGCGAGAGGATCAAAGAGCTTACTTAAATTTAGCGGCACAGGGAGTTAAGGAACCTCAAGAAAAGATTTTCCCAACTCTAAAAGCTTTAGCAGAAAATATTCCTGTAGAAATGAAAGCCTTACCAAAAGGCAAATTTTTAGAGAAAATGTTAACCGCTAAAGGAGGAGATATGGAGGGTTGGAAACCACCTTGGCAACAGTAAGCTTAAAAGTAGTTAATTTTAAAGAAACTATGAAAGACATAGAACAGGAAATCTTAGAAAAAGGCACACTGGGTCTTCACGAAAAGATTGATTTTGCTACAGAAGCTCTGCAAAGAGTTACTCCTGTAGACACAGGAAACGCCCGTGAGGGTTGGATAAACAAGAAAGACAGGTCAGTTCTTAGTAAAGACCCCAAGGGCGGTACTATAGAAAACCCTGTCGAATACGTACCTGAGTTAAACAAAGGACACAGTAAACAAGCACCAAAGTTTTTTATCGAACAAGTGCTAATTACTGTTGGCTTACTAGAACCCTAAGTAAGCTTGCCCCTGATGGCTTCTCTATATCGAGAATACCGTTAGGGGCTATTTTATTTAAAGGAGATACACCATATGACACAAGGTGTTAAGATTAAAGTAACTGCTGATAGTAGTCAGGCACGTAGCGATTTTGCTAATCTATCTAAATCTGTAAAAAATATTGAACAACGCGGCGAAGCAATGTCTAAGATCTTTAGGGGTCTTGCTATTGGCGCAGGGTTTATGGCAAGTTTTACTGTTCTAACGAAGGCAATAAGTCGTTCTTCTGACGCTGTTATTAAACTAGAAAATAGTTTAAAGGTAGTAATGCCAGCAGGACAAAATCTTAAAGGAATGATGCAAGAGCTAAGGGTTGTCTCTGAACAAACAAGAGCGCCTATAGCTAACGTAGCT